TCAGGGGGTTTCGTCGTTCTCGGACTCGGGTTCTGACCACATTTTGACCACACTTGCCGAACGCTTGGCCTCATTGAGGGCCACCGCGACGGCGTCGAGGTCGTCGTCGAACAGGTCGGCATAGGTGTCTAGAGTCATCGCGGCTGAAGCGTGCCCGAGCATCCGCTGCACTGCCTTCACGTCCGCGCCGGCCGACACCGCGAGACTCGCGGCAGTGTGCCGAAGGTCGTGGATGGTGATTGTCGGGAACGTTGGATCGACCGCCTTGCACTTCGCCACAGCTGAGACGAACCACCCCCGGCGGCCATCGGGCGGCCGCACGTGGCCGTCTCCCGCCCCGAAGACGAGCTGCTCGGGCGTCTTGCCGTCCATTGCCACGCCGAGGGCGTCGTCGAGAAACGCGGGGTAGGGGATGCTGCGCGTCTCCCCGGTCTTCGGAGTGCCGACGTGCACCACCCCGCCGACGTTCACGGCGTTCTCAGCGATGTTGATGCGGCGCCGCTTCCGGTCGATGTTCTTCACGCGCACGGCGGTCGCTTCACCCCACCTGGGCCCGCAGTACGCGAGGGTGTAGACGAGCGTCGACATCTTTCCCGCCTTGGTGGCCAGCAGCTCAACTTGACCGTGTGTGAGGTAGACGCGAGCCTTCTTGCCCTTCTTGGGCAGGCTGACGCCGCGGGCAGGGTTCGATGCGATGCGGCGGTCCCGCACAGCATGGTCGAGGACGGCCGCTAGCACGCCGTACGCGCGCAGCGTGGTGGTCGCGCTCTTCCCAATGCCGGCGACCCACGTCTGCACTTCGCTGTGCTGAACCCGTCCGACCGGCAAGGCACCCCACTGCGGCTCGACGTAGAGTCGCCAGGCGATCTCGATCGGCCGATATGACGAGGGTTTCAGATGCGTCTGCGCGGAGAGCCAAGTTGCGCCGAGCTCGCCTACCGTCACTCGAGCAGCGGAGCCGTCGATGTAGTCGCCCCGAGCCTTCGACAGTTCAGCATTCGCTGCCCATAGCTCGGCGTCCTTCTTGCGGCGGAATCCCCGCTTGGTGCTCTGAGAATTGTCGGGCTTTCGGTAGTTGACCCGGTACCGCTTCCCTCCGGCCGTGTCATATGCCGTGATCGTGGCCATCGCTAGTCCACCAGGCCGGCTTTTCGCGCGGCCGCAACCCAGCGCGTTGCGGTGCTCTGGCTCACACCAAGCGTTGTCGCTACACCCTGCAGGCCTTTGTTCCCGGTGGCTCGATGCACGACGTACAGGCGTGCGATGTCGCGAAGGCGATCGTCACCCTCGCCCAGCTCCGAAGAGACGTGGTAAGGCTTGCCGTCCGCCGTATCGACAGCTTCCGTGGTGACGAAATCGAATAGCTCTTGCACCTGGACGGCGCGGATGGTCTTGCCAGTGAGTGGCATCTCATCCGACATCGCGGTGAGAGTCAGCCGATCGAACACATAGACCCGATCACGGGGATTCCATCTTGCGTGAAAGTCGAGCTGAACTTGGTTGTGAAGGTCGACGACAGTTCGTTCCATCTCCTCTGGGAACAGCAGATCCGGCTTGACCGGAATGTACTTCTTCGCTCTCGCCACGACGGCTCGCCCTTTCTCGTTGAGCCGGGGTTGACAATGGTGGCTCGCATTCGTAGTCTTCCCCATGAGCCAGCTCGTTCACAACTGGCTCATTCGATTAGGGAAAGCGAAACCGAATGGGAACCACTGCAAACTCAGCCACTCACACAGCCTCTCTGTGCCTTTTGACGCCTGACCAGGTCTGCGAACTCATCCCGGGAATGACACGCTCGGGACTCGCTCAACTCCGCTTCCACGCGCAGGGCCCGAGGTACTACAAGCCGTCGCCGAAGAAGGTCGTCTACGAGCGCGGCGAGGTGCTCGAGTGGCTGCTCTCCACCCAGCGACAGGGCACCGCGGAGGCGTCATGAGCGCAACAACGAAGAGAGCCCCCGGATCTGCGGTAACAGCATCCGAGGGCGAGACCGGAACCATCAACGAAGAAGGGCACCGACCGATCGTGAACAACGTAGCACCAACCACCGACCGCACACCGACCCGATACGCCGACCTCACAGTTGGCGAGACCACCATCGACGAGATCGAGTGGGCCGACACGAACCTCGCTCATCTACCCGTCGTAGTGATCTGCGACGAGACCCGCAACGTGGAGATCTGGCAAGGCGACGACGGCGCCTGGTACCGACGAGCCGGCACCATCGTCGCCTCACCGCACTCCCGAGGCCGCTTCCGCATCAATCTCTACCGCGGCGCAGACCAGTCAGATCTGGCCCTATTTGAACGGCTCGTCGCAGCCGCCAAGGCCGGCCGCTTCACGCGATTCGGATGGACACCGTATGACAGCAACGGCGCCACGTGCTACAAGCTCACTTGGTCGTTCGCGACAGAGCCGAACAAAGAGCGGGTTAACAAATGGGGCGAACCGTTTCCCACTATCTACCCGTGCCACGAGCCGAAGTGCTCCCGCACCTACCACGAGGGCGACCGTGACGACTGGTTCCACGTCCACGAGTTCACCGAGCGGGACGGGTACTCGATCACAATCGAACGCGGAGAGCACGAAGAGCAGTGGGCCGTCGAGGTCTACGCCACAGATCTCAGAGTCGGCCCCGACAAGCTCGGAGGGTTCGTCTCCGATCTGCAGTGGGCCGCTGCTGAGTGCCGCAACATCAACACCCTGAGGCCTTCGATTCAGGCGGTGGCCGCGTGATGCTCGCTCCGACATGCCCACGTTGCTTGGGGGCCATTCCAGATGATGTTCATCCCGGCGAGTATGCCGGCGCCACATCACGCACAGACAACTGCACCGAAGTGTGTGGACGGTGTGGGTCCGACGAAGCCACCCGAGCAGCGCTCGCCAACGAGATGGTGCCGCAACACGACTGGCCCATCATCGGCGGGGCTCACGAATTCGCGCCGGAGGTTACGGCATGAGCGCGCTCCGAAAGCAGTTCTGCACGATCGTGACAGACGGGCAAGAGTGCACCCGCCACGTTCCTGAAGACGTCGCAACGAGCCTCTGCGCCCGGCACCTCCTGCTCGCCCACGCGGAGGTCGAGGAACTCGGTATAGACCTGCTCATCAACATCGTGCGTAAGGAGGGCTGAATGGCCTGGTTCAAAGTCGACGACGGGTTCGCCACCAGCCCAAAGGTCTTGAGTATTCCGCGTCCAGCCCGCCTCGCCGCGATAGGCCTGTGGGCTATTGCAGGAACGTGGTGCTCCAGGCATCTCACCGATGGGCGGGTGCCGACGTACATGCTCGAGGAATGGGGGGCGGACCTGTCCCATGGGACAGCCCTCGTCGCGTCCGGTCTCTGGGTGCAGACGCCTGAAGGTTTCGCATTTCACGACTGGGGCGACTATCAGCCGTCGAAGTCAGAAACGATCGCGAACCGTGAGCGGGAACGCCAGCGGAAAGAGCAATGGAGGGCGAAGAAGGCCGAGAACGCGGGGGAAAGTCCCAACGGGACGGGCGAGGGACGCGACAAACCGTCCCACCGTCTGTCCGCTCTTCCCGACCCGACCCGTCCCGACCCGACCCGACCAGTACCTAAAGGTACTTCTGAGAGAGCACCGCGCAGTTCGACCAAGCGCGGCGAACGGCTTGCAAACGACTGGCAGCCGTCAGCCGATTCGGTCGCCAAGGCGAAGATCGACGCACCCCACGTGAACCTCCGGCATGAGCACGAAGTGTTCGTTGACTACTGGATCTCTCAACCCGGGCAGAAGGGACTAAAGCTCGATTGGGACGCGACGTGGCGCAACTGGATGCGGCGCAAGGAGTCCGACTTCGTCAGCCCGAACCCCGCACCGTCATCCCGTCGTCGCGCTCCGACCCGGGGTGAACAGAACCTCAGCTATGTCGCGCAGCTCGAAGCGCAACAGATCCAAGACCAGCTTCAGAAGGAGATCGCATGAACAAGCTCGAAGCAGCAAAGCTTCTCACCATCGCCGCAGGCTTCGATAACCGCAACGTGGACGACGTCAACACCACCGCCTGGCACGCGGCACTCTCAGGACTCTCTTTCGCTGACGCGCAGCGGGCGGTAATCGAACACCAGACCGGCCCGAGGCGCCACGAGTATCTAACCGTCGCGCACGTCTTTGACACGGTGCAGGCGATGAACCGCGCTTCACGCGATCAAATCGAGACTGATGTCCGATCCGCCAAAGCACGAGGCATCGTTGACGCTCGCTGGCCGGCCACCGACGCCCTGTCCGCAGAGGCCGCACTGCGACTCCGTCAGGCTCGCGCAGCCGACCAAGTCGCAGCCGCGGAGCTGAGCTCCTCGTCTGATGGTGCTCGGTCGGAGGTCCTCTCGCCAGAACTAAGCCTCGAACTTCGGACGGTATCCGGGCTGTGACGGCAACTCGTCAGAACACGGGAGGGCAGCCGATGATCCCAGATGAGCCGAATCCGAACCTCGACATCTGCATCACCGCCAGCATGGACGACTGGCACACCTGCACCATCAAGGGCGAGCACCGCCTCATTTGCGACGGATGGCAGATGAACGCCCGCGCCGGCGGATGGGTGGCCTGCACCGGTTGCCTCCCCAAAGAAGCAACCGTCGGCCTGCTCTGCGCAGCCTGCCACCGCCGCGTCGAGCTCGCCCTGGTGCAGTGGACCGTCGATAAAGCCGAAGTCCTGCGGGGCCTCGATCGGGCCGTCGCGCAAGACAACGGCGGCATCCGCTCCGCCTCGTCCGGGCACGTGAACCTGCCCGCACCGTTCCTCGCATACGAGGAGGTCGAGTCGCACCTGCGCGGCTACCCCGGCAGGCTCGACTACTGGGCCGCGACACCTAAGGGAGCCGAGGCGGCAGTGAGGTTCGCCCGGGCAGCGACAAGCGCCCTCAACGCCCACGAGCTCGAGGAACGCACCCACATCGTGCAGCACGTCCGCTGCCCCGACTGCGAGCACCTCAACCTCGTCTGGACCCCGCCCACCGGCGTGCACTCACGCGTCACCGTCACCTGCCAGAACAGCGAGTGCGGCACCGTCCTCACACAGGACGATGTCGAGCAGGCGACGCTGCTGCAGCAGGGCGTCACCGAACCCGTCGTCGAACCCGCCGGCCCTGTCACCCTCGACCCGAACGAAGCCGAAGCATTCGACACCCTGCGCCCCGAGCACTCCCGCTTCGACCTGCTCAGCACCCGGGCGCTCGCCGAGCTGCAAGCCATCGGCGACGACCTCGAAGTCCCCCGCGTCCGCCAGCTGCGGAAGACCGAACTAATCACCGCGATCCGGGACGCGCAGAACACCGACCAGACGGAGGCCGCATGAAGGAATGGCTCACCGTCCCCGAAGCAGCACTCCTCGTCGGCCGGGACAAGTCCTCGATCTGGAAGTGGGTGAGAGCAGGCAAACTCCGGGCCAGGACCAACGAGCTCGGCACCCGCGAAGTGCGAGCATCCGACGTGCGCCGCGTCGAAGCGAACACCCGCCGAGGCAGACCGACCGGGACCGCCAGAACCGAATGACACGCCGAAACCAGGACGGTGGAATTAATTCGCCATTGTCGCCACACTGTAAGTAGTTGGATGGCTACAGCCGTCCCGGGAAGCCCCGCCAGCAGGAATGCAGCGGGGCTTCACCCATTTCTTCGCGTCCCACCCACACACACGACACAGCGCCGCCCGTCGTGGCCGGCCGAATCCGACAACCGGGTGTGAGACGCGAACCACCTTCCGAACGGCGCCTACGGACGGATGACCCATGTCAAGGGCGAGCTACCTTACGGTCTCCGAGTTCTACCGCCTCGCCCAAGTGGTGGAGACCATCAACCGGGCCTTCGACGGGACCACATACCTGGTCGGCTCGTGCACTCGACGTCCGGACTACCGAGACGTCGACCTGAGGATGATCCTCCCCGACGGCGACTTCGCCCGGTTCTTTCCGACCGTCGCCGAAGACTCACACCTCGACGGCCACTGGAAGCTCACCAACATGGCGATTTCGGACTGGATCGACGCGGCCGCGCACCTCTCACGCCCCGTCGACTTCCAGATCCAATCGATGACCGAAGCGAACAGGGACTACCCAGGCGGCGGCCGGCACCCGGTACGCGCCCGCACCTAACGGGCACCCAAACTCTGCCGTGCACCTCACCCAGCCCGCCTGACCCGCGGCACGGTGACCGGAACGGCGACCACGTCAAAGGAGACCACCATGACGATGAAGTCCTGCGACTGCGGCAGCATCCGACGCGTCGTCAACGGGTACGACTTCTGCGCCCACTGCGACACCGGACACTCCGGCTCATGCCAGCTGTGCAAGCGGTACGACGCAGCCGTGTCCCGCCGCCTCAACTCGTAGCGTGGGCGATCGCTCATCCACCCGCCGCAGCCGAGAGTTCAGAGAAGAACTCAAAGCCGTGTGGATGGCACAGAACGCACCCTGCCGTGAGTGCGGACTCCCCATCGACTGGACCGCCGAGAAGAACACCCCGAACGCCTTCGAACTCGATCACATCCACGCGGTGAAGCACTACCCACACCTCGAGTTCGAACGAAGCAACGCAGCGCCCACCCACCACAAATGCAACCGGCACAAGTCAGCCGGCGCAGGAGTGACCGCGGGCGTCACATCCGAAACCTGGTAGGAGAACCCCATGGCCACGAAGCGCATCAAGGTCGACGGGGAAGAGCTCCTCGTCGAGGGCAATGTGATGGTCGACACCGCCAGCGTCCTCTCGGTCGCGGGGATCACTGAGCCCGATCGGTACGACCTGATCGCAGTCGGCCTTCCCGGCACTGGGAGAGTGATGCCGAAGGCCTTCGCGCCGACAGACGGCATGGATTTCATCACCGCGCGCAAGAGCGCGACATCAGCCTGAAAGGACCCCACCATGGGCACCAAGCGCATCACCATCGAAGAGGGCCCGCTCGCTGGCAAGGAGTACGACGTCCCCGAGGACACCACCCGCCTCGACATCGAAGTCGACGGCGGCCACTACACGGTCGGCCCGAAGCACGCACCCTGGCACCCCGACGAGGTCGAGAAGCCGAAGGCGAAGCCGCGTGCCCCCCGCAAGCCGAAGCCGCTCACCGTGCCCTTCGGTCCGGGTGAGGCAACCATCACGGCCCAGCCCGCACCCACCGCCGACACCCCCGAGTAGCAGAAGGCTGGTTCCCACCATGGCCGAGATCGCCCCCACCACACAGACCGTTCAGGTCAAGGTCCTCACCCAAGTCAACGACTCCGACCCAACCGTGGTCGGAGTCATGGATCTTCCTCTCACCATCGCGGCCGCGCGCACCGAAGCGATTCAGATTGCGAAGCGCAACTTCGTGACACTGCAGGTCCAGATCGACCACTTCGCCGTGCAGCGCGATTTCGCCCGAATCCTTCGTGAAATGGCCGACTCGATCGAAGCTGACGCAGATGAATTCGAACTACCAGCGAAAGCCGCCGACTGATGCGCCGCATCGACCGCACCACCCGGACCTACCGCAACGGGTACGCAGCAGGCACCGTCATCGGCGTCTTGTTCGTCGTCCTCGTCATCGTCACCCTGGTCGCACTCATCACCGGACTCACCCGCGCACTCCTCGGAGTGTGACCCAATGAAGCTCGCGCATCACATCGACATCCAACGCGGACCCGACGACCAGTTCCACCTCACCATCGACGGTGAAGAGTTCCCCTGGTACATCACCACCGAAGGCGTCAGCACAACAGTCACCGACGACCGAGGCCCAGCAGTCACGCTCACCATCATGTGTGACCGGGTCACGACCACACACGACATCCGACCCTCGAAGGGGTAGGGGCGTCCGAATCGCTGCAACCGACCGGGCAGGACATTCCGCCGGCAGTGTCCAGTACCCCCCCGAGGGGACCACCCCATCACGCGGAGGTAGTTGTGCGCCGTCGAGTGGGAGAGACGATCGAGTCGTTCCGGGAACGTGACGCCGCCTACAAGCTGCGCCGGTACTCGGAGCGGAAGGCGAAGGGGCTACGACCGCCTGAGCTTGTTCGACAGGAGCAACGTAGACGAGCCGCAGGCGAGAAGCCCCGCGTGCTGCAAGCTCTCGCGTGTACCGTCTGTGGCGAGAAGCCTCTGGCGAAGGGGCTCTGCTACCGCCACTACCGGGCGGCGCAGCGCGCACTGGGTGTCCCGTGGGCGTGTGAGGGTAGCAAGTCGTTCAAAGCTCGGGCTGCCAGGCACGGAGTCCCGTACGAGCCGGTGAATCGGTTGCGGGTGTTCGAGCGTGACGGCTGGATCTGCGGCCTCTGCAGTGAGCCGGTCGCTCGCGAGGATGCGAGCCTCGACCACGTCGTGCCGATGTCTCGTGGCGGCGCGCACTCATACGCCAACACCCAGTGCTCTCATTTGCTCTGCAACATTCGGAAGGGGGCGCGCGAGTGACTGATTTCCCTGAGATGGGCATCCGCGAGGCGCTTGATGAGTCGATCGAGGCTAACAAGCAGCTGTTGGCGGGAATCGACTCCGGGCTGGTGGCTACGGCTCGAGCGATCGCTGACCGGGTCGACGACGCCGTCGCTACCGCCGACGGGCAAGAACTAACTAAGGCGCTGTACCTCATCCCGCACGTGACGAACCTGCTCCGCGAGATGCTGGCCACGCCATCCGCTCGCCTCGCGGCGCACGTCAGCACGGAGGCCGAGAGTGGCAAAAAGGCCAAGCTCACTGCGCTCCGCTCAACCAAAGCGGCTGGGTAGCGAGACTCCCCGAGTTTTCACCCCTCCGCTTCGGCCTCTGACCCCGGAGACGTCGAAGGGGTTCGCGTGCATCGAGTTCGCTGAGGCGATCCTCGAGGTGCATCTGCTGCCGTGGCAGAAGTGGTTGCTGATTCACGCGCTCGAGCTCAACGAGAACGGCACGTACCGGTTCCGTACCGTGGTGCTGCTCGTCGCCCGCCAGAACGGCAAGTCGACGCTGATGCAGGTGCTGTCGCTGTGGCGCATGTTCGTCGAGGGCGCACCCCTGGTGATCGGCACCGCGCAGAACCTCGACGTCGCTGAGGAGCAGTGGGCCGGCGCTGTTGAGCTCGTCGAGTCGATCCCCGAGCTTGCGGACATGATCGCCCCTGGTGGGGTCGTGAAGGTCAACGGCAAGAAGGCGCTGCGCCTCACGACCGGCGAACGGTACAAGGTCGCTGCAGCGTCACGTCGTGGTGGCCGTGGGCTGTCCGGTGACCTCGTCCTTCTGGATGAGCTGCGCGAGCATCAGAACTGGGAGGCGTGGGGCGCGGTCACGAAGACGACCATGGCCCGTGCGCTCGCCCAGGTGTGGGCCGCATCGAACGCGGGCGACATCGCCTCGGTGGTGTTGCGTCACCTGCGGACCATCGCCCACCGCGCGCTCGGCTACCCCGACGGCGACGAGGGCATGGCGGTCCTCACCGAGACTCCCGAGTCCGAGGGCGCTGACGAGTCGCTCGGCCTGTTCGAGTGGTCAGCGAAACCGGGCCGCACCGTGTGGGATCGGGATGGTTGGTCTGAGGCGAACCCGTCGCTGGGTCACACCATCGACGAGAAGTCGATCTCGGCTGCTGCGTCGACGGACCCGGAGTGGGTGTTCCGCACTGAGGTGCTGTGCCAGTTCGTGAACCTCGCCGCGGTGGGCCCGTTCCCGAACGGGTCGTGGTCGGCGGCGCTCGATCACCAGGTGGAACGCGACACGTCCCGTCCTGCCTGCTACGGCATCGACGTGTCCCACAACAGGCAGATGGCGTACGTCGCTGTCGCGTTCTGGGATGTGCAGGGCCGAGCCCGTGTTGAGATCGCGGTGGAGCGTGCCGGCACGGACTGGATCATCCCGTGGCTGCTGGACCCGGCCCGTCGCATCAGCCCCGAGTTCGTGACGTTCCAGACCAAGGGTGCCCCGGTCACCTCGCTCGCTGATGACTTCGAGGCCGCTGGCATCGACGTCGCGAAGTGGGAAGGCCAGGACCTCGCCGGCTGGCACGGCACGTTCTACGACCTCCTCCGCAAGGCCACTGCTGACGACCGGGACGAGTCGGAGCCGGTGCCGTTCACGCATGGCTTCTGGCCGTCGCTGGACGCCGCCGCGAACTCCGCTGCGATCCGCCCTATCGGTGACGGCTGGGTCATCGACCGCCGCAACTCCCCGCACGACGCTGCACCGCTGATGGCGTGCATCGGCGCGGTGGGGCTCCTGAAGACCAATCCCGAACCTGATGTGAGCGTCTACGAGACGCGGGAGCTCATGTTCCTCGACTGAGAAGGAGGCCACAGTGGGCGTACGTGAAGCTCTGGCCTCCCTGATGGGCATGGACGGCACCCCGAACATCCAGTACTTCGGGCCCACTTTCCGGAGCATGATCCTCGGGCTGACGCCGGAGGAGCTGTTCCGCACCCAGCCGCACCTGCGGATCGTGCTGTCGTTCGTCGCCCGCAACGTCGCCCACCTCGGGCTTCACGCATTCGAGCGGATCGACGACAACGACCGCCGACGCCTCCGCACTGGGCCGCTCGCTCTGCTGCTGAAGCGCCCGAACGCGAACATGACCGGGTATGAGCTCCTCGAGTCTCTGGTCTCGGACCTCGGGCTCTACGACATCGCCTACTGGTTCTTCTACGAGGACGCCAACGCGCCCGCCGGCTGGTCCGTTCAGCCGATCCCGTCGTCCTGGGTCGTCGAGCAGCGCGGCGGGAACTTCTTCGCCGCCGCTGGCTACACCATCCAGAACCCCGACGGCACTCGCACGCAGATCCCCGCCGAGAACATGCTCGTCTTCCACGGCTGGAACCCGGGCAAGCCCAAGCACGGTGCCTCCCCGATCGAGACCCTGAAGCAGATCCTCGCCGAGCAGGTGCAGGCCTGGTCGTATCGGGAGCAGATCTGGCAGCGGGGCGGCCGCGTGGGCGCGTACCTGACGCGCCCCGCAGGTTCGAACTGGTCCGACAACGCTCGAAAGGCCTTCGCCGAGGAGTGGAAGAAGCGGTGGACCGGCATCGACGGCGCCAAGGCTGGCGGCACTCCCATCCTCGAGGAGGGCATGGAGCTCAAGCGGCTCGGCTTCTCCGCTCGCGAGGAGGAGTGGGTCGAGGTCTCGAAGCTGTCGCTGTCCACGATCGCCGGCGTCTACCACGTCAACCCGGTCATGGTCGGCATCCTCGACAACGCGAACTTCTCGAACACCAAAGAGTTCCGGAAGATGCTCTACTCCGAGACTCTCGGGCCGACGCTCGCGATGATCGAGGACCGCATCAACACGTTCCTCGTGCCCCGCATCGCCGGTGACAAGCCGGTCTATGTGGAGTTCAACATCGCGGAGAAGCTGCAGGGTGACTTCGAGGAGCAGGCCACGGTTCTGTCCCAGTCCGCTGGGGCTCCGTGGATGACTCGCAACGAGGTGCGCGCGAAGCAGAACCTTCCCGCCCTCGATGGTGGCGACGAACTCGTGATTCCTCTGAACGTCCTCGTGGGCGGGCAGGCGTCACCGCAGGATTCGGGGACGCAGAACGAGGTCCCGAAGGATCTCGGTGAGTTGCCGCAGATCAAGGGCCGTCCGCGGCGGGTGAAGGCGCAGCGGAACCCGAACCACGTGGCGAAAGCGGAGGAGGTGTTGCGCGCGTTCTTCAAGCGGCAGCGTGCGTCCGTCCTCGCACGGCTTGGGTCGAAAGCGCCTGAGTGGTGGGACGAGGACCGCTGGAATTCGGAACTCTCCGATGACCTGTATGCGCTCTCGGCGACCGTGTCGCTGGCCGTCGCGAAGTCGGTTCTCGCTCGCGCGGGACTCGACGCCGACCAGTACAACGCCGAGCAGACGTACGCGTTCCTCCGTGCGATCGCAGACAAGCGGGCCGACGCCATCAACGGCACGACCCGTGAGCAGATCAGCGCGATCCTCGACGGCGAGGGCCCCGAAGATGCCGACGGCCCCGGTCACGTTTTCGACCTCGCCGAGGGCGAACGTTCCGCGAAGGCGGGCCTCACCCTCGTCACGACCGTCACCGCGTTCTCGACCGTCGAAGTCGGACGGCAGAACGGCGGCGCCGAAAAGACGTGGGTCGTCACCTCATCGAACCCGCGACCGTCGCACGCCTCCCTGAACGGGGAGACCGTGCCGATGGACTCCACCTTCTCGAACGGCGCCAATTGGCCTGGCGATAGTTCGGCGCTCGACGTCGACGAGGTCGCCGGTTGCAGCTGCGACGTCGAGATCAGCATCACCACCTGACCGAAGGGATCGGAATGAAGACCAAGCAGATGCCGGTGCGCATCAAGGCCGGCCCCGACGACGGGCTGGAAGAGGGCGAGTTCATCGTCTACCCCTCGACGTTCATCAAGGAGCCCGACTCTTACGGTGACATCGTCGCCCCGGGAGCGTTCGCCGAGACGATCGCCGAGTGGACCGCCTCCGGGCTGACCATGCCGGCCCTGTACGGGCACCGCATGGATGACCCCGACTTCTTCGTCGGCGGTGCCGTCGGCGCGGACATGGCGGAAGACGAGATCGGGTGGCGCGTCAAGGGCGCCTTCGACCTCGAATCACCCAAGGGCCCGCAGACGTATCGGCTTGCGAAGTCCGGCCGGCTCGCGCAGCTGTCGTTCGCGTACGACGTCCTCGATGAGGGCACGGTGCAGCTCGACGACGGCCGCAAGGTCAACGAGCTCCGGAGGCTGAAGGTGTACGAGTTCTCGTTCGTACCCATCGGCGCCAACCAGGACACGTCGATCGTCGCGATCAAGGCGATGGCTGAGGACTTCGCGACGGCGGCGAAGGCGGGCCGTGTCCTCTCGGCGAAGAACGAGGAGACCCTGCGGGGTGCGATCGAGTCGCTGGACTCGACCCGCTCCGCTCTCAAGAACGTCCTGTCTCAGATCGAGGCGGGCGATGACCAGGAGAAGGCCAGCGGTCAAGCCGTGACCAACGACGAGGAGCCCGAGCGGGCCAAGTCGGAGGAGTCCGGTGTCAGCCCGTCCGCCCGAGCACTGGCAGTCAACCAGTACATCCAGACGCTCTGAGGAGCGAGGAAGGGGTCACATCGTGAACCCGAAGGAAAAGCTGGCAGCCCTGCAGAAGGCGTGCCAGGACATCGTGAACGGCGCCAAGGCGGCCGAGCGCGAGCTGACCGACGAGGAAGTCTCTCTCCTCGAGACCAAGTCGGGCGAAGCGCTCGAGCTGAAGGGCAAGATCGAGCGCTCGGAGAAGTCCGCCGCTCTGATGGAGTCCATCGGCGGCATGAAGTCCGAGGTCGAGGCCACCGACACCACCCCCGCCGGCCAGGCCAAGTCGCTCGGTGAGCACTTCGCCAAGGCGATCGGCGAGAGCGGTTTCGCGTCGCTCAAGAGCCGCGGTCGCACCGTCGAGGCGCCCGAGTTCAAGGCGAACACCGACCCCAACACGGTCGGTTCCGCCTTCGGCGCCGTCGTCACCGACGTCGACCGGACCATCGTCCAGGCGTACCGTCGCCCGGTCGTCTCGGACCTCCTCGGCGTCGGGACCATCAACGGCTCCGCGATCACGTACTACGTGGAGGGTGCCGTCGAGGGAGCCTTCGCGACCGTCGCGGAGGGTGGCCAGAAGCCGCAGATCCACGTCATCAACCCGACCGCGGTCACCGACGCTCTCAAGAAGATCGCCGCGTGGTTCGACACCTCGGACGAGATGATCGAGGACGTCCCGTTCATGGTCTCGGAGATCAACAACCGGGGCACCTACCTGCTCTCCCTCGCCGAGGAAGCACAGCTTCTCTCCGGCGACGGCACGGGCAGCAACCTGACCGGTCTCCTCAACCGGTCGGGCGTCCAGGTCGTCACCCAGGCCTCCACCGGCTTCACCGGTGAGAGCGCCCAGGACGCGGTCTTCCGCGCCCTGACCGCAGTGCAGACCGCCACCGGCCTCACCGCCGACGGCATCATCATCAACCCGGCGGACTACCAGGCGCTGCGCCTGTCGAAGGACGCGAACGGGCAGTACTTCGGCGGCGGCTTCTTCTCCGGCGAGTACGGCAACGGCGGCCTGTCGTTCCAGCCGCCGCTTTGGGGCGTCCCCACTGTGGTGTCCGCCGCGGTGCCGGCGAAGACCGTCGTCGTCGGCGCGTTCAAGGCGGCTGCGACCGTCTACCGCAAGGGCGGCGTGCGCGTCGAGTCGACCAACAGCGACCTCGGGAAGTTCACGAAGAACATCGTGACGACCCGCATCGAGGAGCGTGTCGCTCTCGCGGCCCGCATCCCCTCGGCGGTCGTGAAGGTCGTCCTCTCCTAGCAGTTCCCACGGGTGGGGTCGTTCTTCGGCCCCACCCCCTCCCATCAGGAAGGAGAGAGCACATGGCTCTCAAGCAGTACGAAGTCGAGATCAACGGCCTCCCGCACACCCTGCAGCTGTCCGACGAGGACGCGAAGCAGTACAAGGACGCCAAGGAGGTCAAGGCCACCAAGGCGGCCCAGGCTCCGCAGAACAAGCAGGCCCCCGCGCCCGCGCAGAACTGAGAGGAGGCGGGGATGAAGCCGTTCGCGACTGCCGACCAAATGGCGGAGCGCTCACAGGGCGCCATCCCCGCCGACACTCCCTTCCTCGACCTTGCCCTGCGCGCGGCTTCGAGGAAGATTCGCAACTACTGCGGCTGGCACATTGCACCGGTCACGCAGACCGTGTTCCGATACCGCGGCGACCCGAACGGGCAACTGTTCCTGCCGTCGCTGCACATCAACACCATCAACTCACTGACCGTCGCCGGCCGTGACGTCGATCTCGAGGCGAACCCGGTCGAGTTCGACGCGGACACCGGATGGTCCGACATCAGCGGCATCGCCCCGGTCGTCACCTTCACCCACGGGTACACCCTCCCCGAGACTGACAACGAGGACGACCCGGAGCAGATCCCCGAAGACATCGTCGACCTCGTGCTGATGATGGCCTCCCGCGCTCTCGGTGCGCCGCTGGGTTACACGCGCGAGCAGTCCGGGCAGCGATCGGTCACACACTCGCTGACCGCTACCGGTGTCGCCGGCGGCACCGTGCTGCTGGCGCACGAGGAGGACTCGCTGGCTGAGTACCGGCTTGCGAGGCTGCCGTGATCGACCGCGAGCCCATCACCCGCAAGCGATACCCGCTCATCGACGACGGACACGGCAGCGAGTACATCGACCGCGGCGCGGAGCCGAACGTGCTCGTCATCCCCGGCTGTGACGTGCAGCCCGGTGCCACGCAGGAAGACCTGCAGAACCGCGACGGCACCCTCGTGCAGTGGACCGTGTACGCGCCCGGACACCCCGATGTGCGCTCTACCGACGCGGTCGTCTGGCAGGGCGTCGAGTACGCCGTCGAGGGTGAGCCCGCCCGCTGGCCTGGCTCGCCGGCGGTGAAGCACACCTTGATCCTGCTCAAGGCATGGACGGGGTAGGCCTCTCGATGAGGGGTGCGATCGTGGCTCTCGTCGCCGCCTTGGGGCTGTCGTATCGGCGATGGCAGGAGACGCAGAGCCGGCAGTAGTCCTCGACATTGATCGAGTACCTCATGCGCACGCCGCCGCGCTCGAATTCGCGAAGCGATTCAGTAGGTGCATCCTTCAGAAGTGCCAGCTCCAGCCGGCCCTCTGAGGTCCCACATGCGGCGCACGTCATGGGCAGCAGGGTGCGAGCTCGCTGGTGGACCCCTGAATAGCTGATGCTCGAGCCCGCCCATCGCGCTGAGTCCGCACCCGTCGCTGTCGGTGTCACGAATTCGGGGTCTCCGTGCTGGTTCCATCGCATGTAGTGCTTTTGGCACCATCCCCGGGCAGTGGGTCTGCTAGTGCAACCGGCGACGGAACAAGTCGCGTCCGGCCCATACTTCGTCGTCTTCGCCACGCGCTTCGCCACTGACTCGGGTGGAACGGTCCTGCCGATCAATGGCGAGGGTCCGAGTTTTCGTCCTTTCAGCGCATCACGAATCTTCTGTCGAGTCTCTTCGCTGACCGTGTGACCTGGCTTAGCTCCCATGCACTCAGTATATCGCTTTGAAAAGTTTGGAGGGCTGACCGATGGCGAAGTCCACCACCACCATCAAGTTCGACTCGGCCGCCATGCGCGCGCTGCTGTCCGGGCCCGAGGTCACCGGCGACATCGAGGAGCGAGTCGGTCGTATCGCGGCCGCCGCAGGCGAGGGGTTCGAGGCGCGCGTCGAGGTGAAGGGCGGTTCGTCCAAGCTCGGTCGCGCCATGGGCTACGTCACCTCTGCGACGTTCGAGGCTCGCCGCGCCGAGGCTGAGGACCGCACCCTTACCCGATCGATCGACGCGGGCCGGTGAGCGAGCTGCTGGTCGCCGAGGATGCCGAGAAGGCAGCCCTCGCCGCCCTGAAAACACGACTTCCCGATGCTGGCGAAGAAACCGCGATTCCGGCTTCGACGTCAATTCCGAAGACCACGCCCAATGAGTTCTTCCGCGTCATCGTCACTGGTGGCGGCGACCGGGACATGGTCACCGACCAGCCGACGGTCACGGTCGAGGCGTATGCGCGCGGCGAGGTTCGTGCTGAGCGTCTCGCTGCGAAGGCCCGGGCGATTTTCGAAGCCGCCGCCCGGGACGGCGACATGGGCGGGGTGCCCTGCTACCGGGTCGAACTGTTCGGTCGCCCGCAGAACCTTCCCAACCCGCAGGTTCCCGGCTGGTACCGGTACACCTTCTCGATTTCCGCTGATCTGCGAAAGACAGCGGTCTAGGTTCCCGCCTTCCGCACCGACCCGACCGGGCCGGTGTCTTCCGCACGCCTTCGAAAGGGGCTACGCACATGGGTGCACCCAGCAGCAAGAACGTCTTCGTCGGCGCCCCCGACCAGAAGACGACCGGCGCCATCCTCACCGGCCCCGAGACCGACACCATCCCGGGGCAGCTCAGCGACTTCGTCTTCACCGGCCTGGAGTCCTCGGGCTACGTGAACGAGGACGGCGTGACGATCACCCCGAACGACTCGAACGAGTCCATCAAGGACTGGTCGGGCGCGGAGATCCGCCGCATCATCACCGAGTTCACCGGCGAGATCGCCTGGACGCACCTCGAGCTCAACGAGGAGTCCGCGATCACCTACGTCGGCGAGGACAACGTCGAGGTCGAGGCCGCAACCGCGGAGCACGGCAACCAGATGCGCATGGCGATCGGCCGGCTCGTCGGCGACAGCCGCGCCTACTACTTCAAGATCAAGGACGGCAAGCGCCGCGCGCTGGTCTTGGTCCCTCACGGCGTCGTCGCGTCGCGCGGCGAACTGCCCCTGGTGCGTGACAACGCGATCACCCTCCCGGTGACGCTCGCGTGCCTCGCAGACGCCGCCGGCAACCACATCTACGTCTACACGGACGACGGTCAGGTCACCTCAGCCTGACCCCGCACACCACCGGCCGAGGCGACCGGGAACCCGCCTCGGCCGGTGCCGAACTGGTTCCCAACACGAGAGGTTCCCATGATGGAGAAGTTCCACTACACGCTGCCCGACGGCCACGAGGTCGTGCTGCCGCACTTCAACGAAATCAAGATGAAGGTCATCCGCGCGACGCGCAAGCTGCCCCAGGCTGACCAGGTCTTCACGCTGCTCGAGTCGTTCCTGTCCGAAGAGGACCTCGCGCACATCGACGAGCTCACCCGCGAGCAGTTCACGGACTTCCAGGTCGCGTGGAGCAAGGAGTCGGGTGTGGGCCTGGGGGAATCTTCGGGCTCCTCGACTTCGTAACCGGGGAGCACGGCGAAGCGATCGAGTTCGACCTACTCCGCGCCGGCTACCGCCTCGCCGAGGTCGGCACCGAGCGGCTGTCGTGGCGGGACCTGTACGTGCTCGTGCGCGGCTTCCAACGCGACCCCACATCGGCGGTCTCGACGTCGTTGCACGGCACGCACTGGTCCGTCACAGACCAGCTGCTCGCGGGCATCTACGACCTGCTGCAGAACGCGAACTGGTTGCTGCACAAGCAGCTGAACCCGAAGAAGACCATCCCCCGCCCGAAGCCGCTCGAGCGGCCGTGGCGGAAGTCCAAGTCGCAGAAGCTCGGCTCCGAGCCCATCGCGATCTCCGCATTCGACGCCTGGTGGGACCGGGCAGGCGAGGAGGCCGACGGTGGCAGAAGGAGTGGAGCTCGCAACAGTCTGGGTGCGGGTCGTCCCGACGCTGGAAGGCGTCCAGGAGTCGATCACTGAGCAGTTCTTCCCAGGCACCAAGGCGGCAGAGGACGAGGGCGACAAGGCCGGCAAGGGGTGGGGGCTCAAGGCGAAAGCCGGCCTCGCCGCCGCCGGCATCGGCGCCGCCGTCGTTGGGGCCTTCAAAGGCCTCTACGACGTCGGCGCCACCTTCGATGACATCACCGACACCATCCGCACCGGAACGGGTGCGCAGGGCGAAGCTCTCGACGGCCTCGTCGATGTCGCGAAGAACGTCGGGCAGACCGTGCCCGCCGAGTTCGACAAGATCGGCCCCGTCGTCGCCGACCTGAACACCCGGCTCGGACTCTCCGGCGACACCCTCCAGACGGTCGCTTCCCAGTACCTCGAAGCGGGCCGCATCCTCGGCCAGGACGTCGACATCCAGGCCACGTCGGCGGCGTTCAACGCGTTCCAGATCAGCGGCGACGCCGTGTCCGGCGCGATGGACACCCTCTTCCAGGTGTCGCAGGCCACCGGCGTCGGCATGAACGAGCTCGCCTCCGGTGCGCAGGCTGTCGCCCCCGCGATGCAGACTCTCGGGTTCAGCTTCCAGGACACCGTCGCGATGGTCGGAACGTTCGACAAGGCGGGCCTGAACTCCTCCGCGATCATGGCGTCGATGTCGAAGGGCATGGTCACGCTCGCGAAAGACGGCGAGCAGCCAGCCGAGGCATACCAGCGGGTCGTGTCCGAACTGCAGGGGTTCGTCGACACCGGCGACAAGGCATCCGCCCTCGACCTCGCATCGCAGGTGTTCGGCACCAAGGGTGCAGCGCAGTTCGTCGGCGCGCTCGAGTCCGGCGTGCTGAACATGACCGACCTGATGGGTGCCACCGGCGCGACCGGCGACACCATCCTCGGCGTCGGGGAGGACACCGCGGACTTCGCCGAGAAGTGGCAAGTCACCATGAACAAGGCGCAGGTGGCCGTCGAGCCCCTCGCCACCGCGATCTTCACCGGCCTCGGCGACGCCCTCGACGGCATCACCCCGCTCCTCGCCGACTTCGGCAAATGGGTGGGTGAGAACCCGCAGGCGATCCAGATGTTCGGCATCGCCGTCGGCATCCTCGCCGTCGCGTTCATCGCACTGACCGTCGCCATGTGGGCTGCCAGCCTCACCCCAATCGGCCTCATCATCGGCGCGATCGTCATCGGCATCGGCCTGCTCATCGCCGTCATCGTGCTCCTCGTCCAGAACTGGGACGCGGTCTGGAAGACCATCGGCGACCTGTGGAACGGGTTCGTCGGATGGTTCGTCGGCGTTATGGAAGGCTTCGCCGGCTGGTGGAACGGCGTGTGGGCCGGGTTCATCGGCTTCGTCACCGACGTGTGGAACGGGTTCGTCGGCTACGTCACCGACACGTTCAACAACTTCCTCCTCGGCATGCAGATCATCGGCGCCGGCATCGCGATCTGGTGGAACGGGCTCTGGCAGGGCATCGGCGAGTTCTTCGCCGGCATCTGGAACTGGATCGTCGGCGCCGCGAACACCTACATCAACGGGGTGCAGCTCGTCATCCAGACCGTGCTCGGCGTGATCGCCGGGATCTGGAACGGCATCTGGCAGGGCATCGGCGACTTCTTCGGCGGAATCTGGGGCGGCATCATCACCACCATCGGGACCGTGCAGAGCACCTTCACCACCGTCTTCGGCACCATCGGAGGCATCGTGTCCGGCGCCTTTAACGGTGTCGTCGACACGGTCAAGGGGATCATCAACAACATCTCCGGGCTCGTCAACGGCATCATCGACGGCGTCAACTCCGTCGCCGGCGCTGTCGGCGGGGCAATCGGTGTGAACCTGTCGATCCCGCACATCCCGATGCTCGCCACCGGCGGCACCATCACCGGCGCCGGTTCGGTCATCGTCGGTGAGAACGGGCCCGAGATGCTGCGCCTCCCCGTGGGTGCGCAGGTTGACCCCGACATCAGCAGCAGCGTGACCGGTGGTGCGCCGATCAATCTCACGTTCCAGACCCAATCGTCCGACCCGCGCGTCACCGGCATCATGATGGGCCGCGAGCTCGCCGAGCAACTGGCAGGTGCGTGATGGTCGACACGGTCCAGATCGAGTTCGACGAACTCATCTTCCACGGCCGCTACTCGCTGTCATCGAACGGGCTGTCGTTCAACACCCTCGACGGGTGGGGCGACCTCACCGACTCGAAGGCGTCGATCGAGGAGCGCGCGCAGGGTCACGGCGCGTTCGGGCTCGGCGACGTCTACCGGGCGGCGCGGGTGATGCAGCTGAAGGGGCATGTCCTCGCTGAAGATGTGCGCCAGGCCGAGCGTCGCCGCGCCGAGCTCGCCGCAGTGTTCGCCCGGGACCGGCTGCGCATGCGGGTCACGACGGCGTTCTCATCGTCGTGGCGGTGGGTGACCATCGCCCGCGCGAAACTGCCGATGCCCTCCACCGGGGAGTTCCCGTACAGCCTCGACATCGTCGCTGTGGACCCGTTCCGATACGAGGACGGCGACCAGGTCAGCACGGGCCTTCCCACGCCGGGTACAGGGCACACGTGGCCGATGGTGTGGCCGATCGACTGGGGCACCCCCGGCAATCCAGGCCGCCTGACCCTCACGAACCCGGGCACGGCCGTCGCCTGGCCGATCTTCCAGATCCAGGGCGGCATCCAGGACGGGTTCGAGCTCGAAGAGGTCGGCACCGGACGGATCATCCGATTCGACCAGACCGTCCTCGTCGGCTCCACCGTCGAGATCAACCCGCGCGTCGGCACCGTGTTCGTCGACGGGGTGTCCCGGTCCACGTTCCTCACCCGCCGCGACTGGTTCTCGATCCCACCCGGAGGCACCACGCAGGTGCAGTTCCGTGCTCTCGGCGACCCGTTCGGTGACCCGCTTCTGGTCGGCCTCGTGTCGCCCACCTACGTCTAGGAGGACACATGACGCTCCGGAAATCCTGGCTCGTCGCCGCATCCACCCCCGCTGCCGGCGCCACCGCCCTCGACGGGCGCCTCGCCCAGGCAGGCCTGTATTCCCGCTCCGCCGCCGGAGTCGTGCGAGCGGGCATACTCGGAGTGCGCACCGGCCTCGTGTCGGCCCGCTCCGACATGGCCCTCGACGTCGACGTGTTCGAGGCCGTTCTCTCGCGGTCGAAGACGTACGGGGTCACCCCGATCGCGAACGACGGGCTCATCTCCATCACCCTGCCGGCGGCCCCGTCGTCAAACAGCCGGTGGGTGCGGGTGTACGTGGTACAGCGCGACAACGTCGACGCCGCCGACACGGACAACCTGCCCAGGCTCGACTACGTCGCCGGCGCGGCCGCCGCCGACCCGACCCTCCCCGCACTCCCCACGGGGGCGCTGCCGATCGCCCGTATCCTGCAGCCCGCGAACGTCCTCGGCACCGCCGACTGCACTGTCATCGAGGACTTCCCGATGACTGCGCCGCTCGGCGGTGTCGTACCGGTGCGGAATGCGACCGAGCGCGGCAACTGGGCACCGGACGACGGCTCCTTCGCCTTCCAGCTCGACGCCGGCATCCTCTGGGTGCGCAAGGGCGGCGGCTGGTGGGAAGAGTTCAACGACTCCGGGTGGATCACAGCCGGCGCCGGTGGGTCCACGCTCGTCGCGGGCTGGTCGGCGTCCGCTTCATCCGGCTACCCAGCCGCAGCGTTCCGATACATCGGCGGCGTGGTCCACCTGCGAGGTGTGGCGGTGAAGGACTCCCAAGCGGGACCGATCGCACCGAACGACGGCGCTTTCATCCTGCCCGCCGCTTTCCGGCCATCGACCTCACGCGAAGTCACGGTCCTGCAGGGCTCAGACATCAAGGGCGCTCGTGTCAACGCCGACGGCGTGCTCCGCATCCTCGCCGGCGGTCAGGGCTCCATCGTCCTCATCGGCTCCTACGCAATCTGATCGGAGGACCGTCATGGTCGCATCACTCGCATGGGGCGGATTCCGCAACGGGTTCATCCCCGACTTCGCCATGCTCCCCATCGGGCGAGGCTTCGTGCTCGAGCGGGGCGCCGCGCTGCAGTTCCTCGCCGCCCGCGCGTTCCTGCTCATCGCCTACCGCATCGACATCCTCGACTACATCTCCGAGACGTACCGGGACTGGGCCGGCCAGGTCTACCAGAAGCAGCGCTGGACGGACCTCGGGAAGCCATGGAACGCCGCCACCCCTGGCGGGTCGGTTCACGGCTGGGGCAAGGCGATCGACTTCAACGCCACCGCGCTCTACGCCGACGGCATCTACGACATCGTCATGGCCACCCTCGAGCTCTACGGGTTCATCCGCGACGTCGACGGCGAGGACTGGCACGTGTCCTTCCGCGAGAACACCATCCAGAAGTGGGCCGCCGACGAGCCCGCTGCCCCCATCCAGAAGGTCATCCAGGAGGAACTCGACATGCTCGTCTACGCAGATCAGGACACCAACGTCTGGGCCCGCGGCTACGGCTCCAAGTGGGAAGGTATTCCCGCCGGGCAGGGTGACTTCTACGTTGCCATCTCCGGGCACGACCTCATTCGCCTCCCGCACGAGGCGTTCGAACTCGCCCGCCAGCAGTACCTCGGCAGCCGCCAGGGCGACTACGGCGTCTACGCCGACACCGAGACCAACACATGGTTCGTCGTCGGCCCCGGCGTCGACTACGCCATCCCCGGCGGGCAGGGCGACCTGTGGCAGGCCCTCTACGGCCCCGTCCGGAAGATGGACCACGGCTCGCTCGAGGTGCTCCGCGACGGCGCCCGCAAGATGCTCCCGTCCCCGAACTGGGACGGCATCGTCGCCGCGATCTCTGACAGCGTCAAGCAGCACGCCTGACCCTCTCTCGACCCTGAGAGGGGGCACCCATGCGAGTGTTTCGATACCTGCGTCAGCTGCTGCAGCTACCCAATCAGGAGCCGTCCGCGCCGTCCCCGTATCCGACGCTGTTCGTGAAGTACACGCTGATTGCCGTTTACGGCATCGCCTCCGGTGTCGTCGGCGTCACCACCCTCGACCTGATCGCTGGCGAGACGTGGGCTCTAGCGTGGCCGGCGCTGATCACAGCGTTCGCGGTGACGGCGTTCGTCGGGGCGCAACGCTCGCGCCGCCGCCAGAGGTTCGGCCTCGAAGTGGTGGCGACGATCTGTCTGCTCGCGCTCTTCGCCGGCTACATCGTGGCGATCGCCCTGCGGGCCACCCTGTACGGAGAGTTCTACCGACTCCCCACCGCACTGCTTCCGCTCATCCTGTCCGTGTTCCCGTGGTCCCGGCTGCAGTCCATCGTCACCGCCGGAAGGGGGCGCCGATGACGGCCCTCGCATTCGTGGTCGCCGTGGCTGTGGGAGCGACATCCGACGGAGACCTCCCAGGCTGGGTCATCCCCGGCGCGACCGTCATCGCCGCCCTGCTCGGGGCCACCGCGCTGGTCATCGTCCGGAAGGTGCGCGGCCCAGTCGCCATCCAGGATCTCTGGGCCGAGAACCGCCTCCAGCGCACCGAGATGACCGCCATGAATCTCCGCGTCGACGCCCTGGTCTCAGGCCGGGAGTCGGACCGCAACATCATCCGCATCATCAGCGAGGGCTTCCGAGCTCTCTCCGACGTCGTCGACCGGCAGGTCCACAACGGCGTGCAGCCGAAGATCTTCCCCGACGAGGAGAAGGCCATCGAGCGCGCCCGCGCCGTGGTCGATGACGACGACCTCTGGAACACCCTCCCCGCAGTCCCCAAGCCCACGCCCCCGAAGGAGTAGCTCATGTTCACCCTCATCTTCTGGAAGGCCGCCACCGAGCGCGCCATCAAGACCGGCGCCCAGTTCGTCTTGGTCACCATCGGCTTCGGCCTGGTCGTCGGCACTGGCGACAGCGAGACCTCGCAGACCCTCAACGCGTTCACCCTGAACTACGTCACCATCGGCGGGGTGTTCCTGGGCGGCGCGCTGGTCTCCTACCTGACCTCGCTCGTGTCGGATGCCGTCACAGGCGGCACGGGCCCGTCTCTGACCTCGGTTGAGAAGCTCGAGCCGAAGCACGCAGCGGAGTAGCCGGTGTCGACGCAGGTCATCATCGGGGATCTGCGCACCGGCCGGAACCTCGTCTACCTCCCCGCATCCGGCGTAACCGCCCTCACATGGGATGTCTCGCGGAACCAGGCCGACAGCGTCTCGGCGACGTTCAACCTCGCCGACGACGACACGAGGAAGCTCGGCATCCCCGCCGCGGCCACCCCCGGCGCCGCGTTCCTGGTGGTCGTCATCGACGGCGTCCCAGTGGCGGGCGGCCCGGTGTGGATCTGGAACTACTCGAAGGCGAACCGCACCCTGAAGGTCACGGGGAAGGGCATGTGGTCGTACTTCGACCACCGTGTGCTGATCCCGCTCGTCGCCCAGTCGACCCCGGTCGTCGACCCGGTGTCGGGGGAACCGTATGGGGTGATGAACACGAACCTGGTGGGGCTGTCGTACGGGACGATCGCGAAGCGGCTCGTCGCCACCGCGCTGGCGTTCACCGGGGGGCATGTGCCTGTGGTGCTGCCGGCCGACGAGGTGGGCCCGTATCAGCGGTCTTACCTCGGCACGGACCTGGCCATGGTCGGGGAACGCCTGCAGCAGCTCACGGAGGTCATCAACGGCCCCGACATCGCATTCACCCCGAGGTTCACGACCGACGGGCAGGGCATGGAGTGGGTGATGCGCACCGGCACCCTCGACCAGCCGAACCTCGCCGGCACCACCGAGCACGTCTGGGACTACTCCGTCCCGGAGCCTTCGATCGCCGACCTCGAGGTCACGTTGGACGCCACGAACCTGGTGTCCCGGTACTGGCTCTCGGGCGGCCGCTCCGACGACCGCACCTACATCGAGCGCGCCGACGACCTGTCGCTGTTGAACGCGGGGTTCCCGCTGCTCGAAGCATCCGGCTCATCCGATGCGGAGACGCCGGCACTGCTGCAGTCGAAGGCCCGCGAGCAGGTACGCATCGGGCGGACGCCGCGGTCGCAGTGGTCGTTCCGTGTCCGCGCCGACGGCGACCCCAAGGTCACTGATGTGGGCGTGGGCGACTACTGCCGGGTGATCATCGCGAACGACGACGTCATCCCCGACTCCGGCCCTGAAGGGTACCGGCGCCGCATCGCCGGCATGTCCGGTGACATCGACGGCGACTGGGTGAAGATCACCGTCCTCGAGACCTACCAGGAGGGCTGATGGCCGAACCGACAGTCATCCCACCGGAGCAGGCGCTCGCCCGGCGCTTCCAGGCGATCGAGGCACAGATCGCCGAGCTCCGCCGCCCGACCGGGTCGCAGAACAACCGGAATAAGGACAAGGTCCAGGAGGCGCTCGACAAGCTCGCCGAGCAGGTCGACACCATCGAGGGCGTCGTCGACGATCTGCAGCTGGTGTCCGACTATCAGGCTTCCCTGCGCACCTACACCGGCTACAACTCGGGGTCGCTGACGCAGCTGGTGACCGGCACCACCACGTTCACCGACCGAGCCCCGTCGGTGGCGTTCACTCTGCCCGAGAAGATGATCGTGCTCGCCACGCTCCGCACGACGGCGTTCCTGTCGGTGTCGGGCCCGACGACGTCGACCCTCACCGCCACGGCAACCGCCAGGATGCGGGTCGAGGGGAACCTCGCCTCGTCAATCGGGCGGATGTCGCAGTCGCAGACCGTCGACGGGTCGGGCGGGAACCACGGCTTCAACATGGGCGGCAACCCGATCGCCGAACAGACGATGATCCTCGACGCCGGCGACCACGTCATCGACTGTGAATACCTCATCAACGTCCCCGGCGGGGCGTCCGTGAACTGCTCCATCTCCGACCGTTCCCTGGTCATCCAGATCCTCGGCCGCGCCGACTAACCCCGACAGGAGACCTCATGACGGTCATCACCGGCCCGATCCTCGACTCTGCAGGCCAGCCCGCCAAGGGATTCCTGTACGTGGAGCAGTGGTATCGCTCCGAGCTCAACGGAACCCTGGTCACCGACAACCCAGCCAAGGGCATTGTGGAGAACGGAGAGCTGTTTCTTGACGACGGGGTGACGCCCCTGGAGATTCCCGCGTCGCCGCTCGGTGGCGGCACCCGCATGATCGAGGACTTCCGGCCCTTCACCCGGCAGGTCGTCCGCAACGTGATCATCCCCGAGAACGGGCCCGTGCAGTACGCGACCCTGCAGGAGGTCTCAGCGCCGATCGGCTCGTCCACGTTCATCATCCCCGGTGCGCTCCGCTCGTTCGTGGAGAAGGCCGATGGCGTCGCCGACGCTCTCGCCGAAGCGCGCGCGGCCGTTGCCATCGTCGAGGCCGTCGCCGAAGAGGTCGCGGACGTCGAGGCGAACACGGTCAGCACCGGCACGGTGGTCGGCGACAACCTGATCCTGACCCGCACCGACGGCACCACGAACAACGCCGGCAACGTGCGCGGACCCCAGGGCGCGCAGGGCCTCCCCGGACCGGGCGCGGTCGCGAACGACGACGCCAACGAAGCGCTGATCAAGACCCCCGGGACGAAGACTGCGACGGCGCTATCTGCCACGAACGTGCAGTACAAGCAGGCAGCAAAGAACCCGGACCTGCTCATCGTTGGAGCTATCAACAGGAACAGCTTCGGTGCAGTCACGAGCGCGGCGGTCCTCTGGCCCGACGGGAAGCCAGGAGTATTCACCACCGACGTTTTCTCCACGGCGTTCCCCGGCGCGATCGACAGCTACCACATCACCCACGTCAACGGTGGGACCACCCTGACCTACACGCAGCCGACGATCACGCGGGACTCGAACGGCGCAGCAACCAACGTTCCGCAGATCGTGGTGAACTGACATGGGAATTCTTGACGCCCCGGGTGTGACCAAGGCACAGGCCCGATCTCTCGTGAACGCTGGCGGATCGGGCGTCACGCCCCCGGTTTTCGCTCGCGCCAACAACGGTGTGCCCATCTTCACGCAAGCAGCCCAGAATCCGGCTTCAGGAGCGCTGGCCCCCACTGCATCGGGCTCGATCTACTGGCCCTGGATCATCGACGCGCGGAAGCTTCTTGGCGTCTCGGCGCTCGACGAGTTCTACATGTACTACTCGACCGACCACGAAGCGACGCACGAAAATTCCGGGGTGTGGCTTGCCACCGCGCCCACCGAGCTTGGCCCATGGACTGGCCGTGGACGCGTGTACATTGACAACAGTGTCGGCGCGCAGACGGAGACGCCTTCTGTCTTCGCAGACCCTGTTGTCTCGGGCGGCCTCATCATGCTTTACCAGCAGCAGGACGTGACGGGCGCCAATGGCATACAGTCCAGCAACTACGCGACAAGCACGGACGGCGTCGCCTGGGTCCGTGGCGGCCTCGCAATTGACGTGCCCCTCAACTGGCCGAACTCGGACGGCCACACCGGCTACGCGATCCCGCAGACAATCGGCGGGAACCTGACTGCGCATCACCTGGCCGGCGGAGGAAACTACCCCATGTTCGCCATGTCCACCTCCACGGACGGGCGAACGTGGACGATCGACCGTCGCCACCTCACGTGGCAGATGGACCTAGTCGGAGACGGTCGTCGCGTTGAGTGGAACTCGGGTTACGTCATTCGCTGGAACGGTCAGCTCTGGTGGATCGGGCTCGCGAGCAACTTCACGTCCGGAGCGACGCCGAAGGATGCGCGGATCGTCGTGGCTCCCATCTCTGACGATTTGCACAACCTCACAGCGCCGACGCAGATTGTTCTCTACCCGACGCAGAGTGGCGAGTCGACGAACTACCGCGCCATTTACGCATTCATCGGTCGCGACGGGCGACTGTACCTCTATTACCAGTGCGGCGGGTCCTTCTACGTCGCAATCGCGGGAGGCCTCGCATGACGACTATTACGCCCCTTCCGCGAAAGCGTGACGGCTCACTGCTCCTTCCCGGACAGTCCGTGACGCTGGTCGAGCAGGACTTCTCCATGCTCACCGCCATCCCCTCTGGCGTTACCGTCGCCGGATCGGGGTCCGGCGGGACCGGAGCGGGCGCGATCAACGGAACCGCTCCGACCGCGAAGCTCCGCTTGTCCGCCTCGGCGTCCACCGACTCTGTCGCGATGAGCCTCGTCGCACTCGATCCCAGCCTGTTCCAATGGATGTGGTTCGAAGTAGATGTTCTGACGCCGTCCGGCGGCTACCTCTCGCCGCTCACCCTGGGGATAGAGGGGTCGGGGTCCCTTCGAGGCGCTAACTGGATGAACCTCGGACCTACGTTCAACTCGCGCAACTCGGACACCGCGTTGCTCGCTGAACTGTGGGGAGGTAAGAGCGGAAAGCCTCGGAAGAGCCGGACGGGGCTGCTCGTCATCCCGTCCCGGAAGATCATCGCTGCCACCTACTACGGTGACGTGGTGAACGCAGGTTACTTCCCGAACCTGCTCACCGACGCACCGCTTACACCAAAGCTAACCGCATCCGGAGCGGTGGGCACCGGTTACGTGGACGTCTGCTGGACGCGTCTCCGCGTCGGCACTTAACCGGTCACACCCTCGCGATGAGCAAAGCTGTGCCTCGAAGCGCGGACGGACTAGCCGCGGGCGGCAGACGGCCAGGATGACGAGCCCCCGTCGGCCAGCATCCAGTGCGTGAGATACAGCGACCGGGCCGTCACCCGGATGAGGTGCAGACATCCGCACTGCGAGATGCGATCCTGTCGAGCAGTCGGGGCCGCGGCGCGGACCCACAAGTCCGCCTCCCTCGCGGTCCCGACGTGAACTATCGACCGGAATAGTGCACCACCTCAGACCCCTCGGGGCTGGCCCTCACGGGCTGGCTTCGGGGGGGGTCGTTTCGTCGTTGCGGACACCGGAAGGACAATTAGGTTCCATCTGTCCCTTTCGCGCGTACCGATCGAGGGCATTCGCTCATCGGCTATACGTTCGAGAGCGCTGCTTCTATCAAAGCTAGAGAGTCCGGTGTCAGGGCGGGCCCCAGCCGCGGTCGGTTGATCTGAAAACCGATTCGATTCCGTTTGGAGACAAGGCCGGCTCCAACCTATGGTGATCCCAACTGTCGCAGAGGACGGCAGCGTCTCTGTTGTTCGCGCCACGATCGGTCCTGCTAGCCAGATCGTTGCTGTTCCGCTCGACCGCGGCGAAAACGACCCCGATGTGAGGGAGTTCGTGGAAGAGATCTCCGACCGTGCGAAGAGGTACATGCGCGGCCGTGGCATTCCAGAAGAGGTCATGGACCGGGTTGCCGACGTCGACTATCTCGGATGACTCCTATGCCACGCTCTGTCCGCCTCGGCTGGCAGCGTAGTCAGGTGCTTAGGAGGGCCAGCGAGCCTGTGGCGAGTCCTCGGCGGGCTCGGGCAGCAGTTGCAGCCCATGGGACGAGTTCGCCGCGACAGCAAGGGCATCGATCCAGCGCCGGTTGATCGCTGGCGGTCGGCCCCCATGAAACTTGAAGACGATCGGTGCACTCGGGTAGACCCAGATGGTGGTTCGACCGTCACCGTTGGCAGCGTCGTCTTTCCACGAGAAGAAGAATGACTCTCCCCGCCTCAGCTTCGCGCCTATGACGAGATGGAGGTGGGCGAGGGTTCTGTCATCGAAGTCGACGGCCAACGTCGAGTCGTAAGTGAATCTGCCCACAGGGTTCTCTTCTCTCGATGTCGTCGCGTGAAGGCGCGCCTCAGGCTAACTCACCAAGAGCGCGGAACCGGCGGTGGTTGTCCACGGAGCGATCGCGAGGCTTCCGTTCGGCGAGCCACTTAGCCACGCGACTCCGCGACCATCTAGCGTGACGTGCTTGCGATCGGCCTGAGAGAGGCTCCGAACGGGCCCAGCCGGTTCAGCCAGACCCGTCCATCAGCGGGGTCCGGGCTGATAGGCGCCACGGTACGCGCCGGATCACGCCACGTCTACCGCGCCAGGATCATCCCCAGGCTCGCACGGCGGTCGAGTTCAGCTGCGGCTTCACCAACCGGTGTAGAGCCGACCGATGGCACGCGGCAGCGGCATCCTCGAGAGTGCGGAAGTAGCCGTCCTGGATGAGCCGCCTCGGCTCCGCCCATGTCACGGCCCGATAGACCATCACTTCGACGCCGTTGCGTTGCACCCGCAGATGCCGGATGACGGCGAACGACTCATCGGTGCCCGGTTCCGGGAAGATCCACTCGTGCACGATCAGGTCGGCGGTCGGGTCCACGCTGCTCCTCTCTCAGGAGCGCGTCGGCCCGCGCACCACACGAAGGTGACAGCGTCATAGGACAGCGACACGATTCGCTGGAGACCGTCGTTTACTGGTACCGCGCCCAGGACTTCGCTGCTTGAGACGCCTCGCTCAAAAACGCCCCTGCGTCCTTTCAGTGCGGAAAGAATGCGGGGGCGTTCAGTTGTCGCGCGATGGGCTATTTCAGCCGGATCGTAAACCCTGCTTTCTGGCTTGCAGGAGCGGACGAAGACGGTTGTCCGCCTCGTCCAGTAGAAGTTGTTGTGCTACCGGAGGTGGAACCGCTCTTCCCGGCAGCGGGACCAAGCCCTCGCGTTACGTAGATGTTGTTGCCAGTCTGACTGCTGGTCTGACCTTCCATCATCC